CCGCCGCAACGGAATCCCGGCAGACGGCCACGCAGGAGGCCGTGCGCCCCGCCATGCAGGTGGAGCAGCAGCGCCCTGCGGCGCAGCAGGCGTATGACATCCGCCGCGTGCGGGACGCTGCGGCCAGCCTGGGCGAGAACGGGGCCAAGGCCCTCTCCGCCAGCTATGACGGCAGCGTGCGGGCCGACGACTACTACGCAGGCTTCGCCTCCTACTACGAGGCAGGCATCTCCGGCATCGACATGGACAAGGTGCAGAGCCGCTATGCCGCGCAGCTCAACCAGGCACAGCGCTTCGCGGCCTACTCCGCCGGGCAGAACGATGCGGCGGCCTCCCTGGCCCTGGAGCGGGAGGGTGTCAAGAGCGCCACGGTGTACGGCGACGAGGCGGGCTTCGTGCAGTCCGAACATTCCGCCAGCCTGCCCAAGGAGACCGTGCGCTTCTACGACAGCCTGGCCCGTGCCGCCGGGGTGAAAATCCAGATGGCAGAGGCCACCGGCAAGGGCGGCGCAAACGGATGGTACAGCAACGGCATCATCCACATTGCCAACGACGCCGAGAACCCCGGCACCGTGGTGGCAAAGCACGAGATCACCCACCGGATGCAGGAGATGGCCCCGGAGGCATACCGGAAGTACCGCGACTATGCCATGTCCGCGCTGACCGAGCGGGACGGCTCTACCGCCTCCATCGTGGAGCAGTACAAGAGCCGCTACGCCGAGGCAGGCGTGAACCTCTCCACGGAGCAGGCCATGGACGAGATCGCCGCCGACTTCACCGAGGCGCTGACGGTTGACCCGGCCAGGTTTGAGACCCTGGCAAAGGAAAACCGCAGCGTGGCCCGGAAGCTGCTGGACGCCGTGCGGGACTTCATCCGCAAGGTCAAGTCTCTGTTCAAGGGCAACAAGACCGCGCAGAACCAGGCTGCCGCCAACGCCTACGGCGTGAGCATCGACACCCTGGAGGAAGCGGCACGCCTCTGGGAGGAGGCGCTGAAAGCGACCAGCGAGCAGACGGCAAACAAAAACGCCGCCCAGACGGACGGCGGCACAAAATTCTCTATCAAACGGACCTCTCAAATGACGCTGGCCCAGCAGCTCAAGATGTTTTACGACGGGAAGATGGCCTCCAGCGATGCGTTCTACTTTGGAGTGACCCCTGCGGTGCTGGAGAAGTCCGGCTTTGATGCGCTGCCCCTGGCTATGACCATCGGAGACTTCCGCAAATCCACCCAGAAGAAGCACAACATCCCCCGCCGCGTTCTGAAAAACCTTATGGGCAACCTGGCTTCCCCTCTGTTTTCCTTTGGGAGCGGAGACCGGGCCGGTATCGTTCTGAACGACATCGACGGCGACGGCTACACGCTGCTGGCAGCGCTGGAGCGCGGGACCGATATGGACCGCAAGCCTGTCAATGTCATCAACAGCCTGTACGGCCTGGAGCACCCGGCGGAATGGATTAAGAACCAAATCGACAGCGGGAACGAGTTTGTCCTGTACGATGAAAAAAGAGCAAATGCGTTTCTCCAGACCTACGGCTACATGGCCTCGGTGGGAGATGGCATTCGCTCTACGGGTGAGAGTGTAACCCAGAACGGGGCGGAAGTCAAGAGCAAATTTTCTCTCAAAGAGGACAGCCAGGGCCGCGAACTGACGGAGGCCCAGCGGGAATATTTCCAGGACAGCAAGGTGCTGGACAGCGACGGGCAACTCAAGGTCATGTACCGTGGCGGGAACGGGGATTTCACGGTATTTGACCGGAAGAAATCCAGCTATTCTAATCTGTACGGCAGAGGCTTCTATTTCACGGACAGCGAGGCCCACGCCAAGCAGTACGGGAATGCAAGGGCGTTCTATCTGAACATCACCACGCCTGTCTCCACAACGGAAACCACCATCACCCGCGACCAGATGCGAAAATTCCTCAAGGCCGTGGCTACCAATGAGGACGATTTCAGCTTTGAGAACTACGGATACGGTGCGACGGTGAGCAGCGTTCTGAAATCGGTCTACGGCAAGAGCGACTTCGCTATGCTCTACGATGTGAACCAGACCGCCATCGGCGATATGGTAGCGGCGGTGGAGCTGTTCAACAAGGTCAACGGGACCAACTACGACGGCCTCATTCTGGACACGGAGACGGTGGCCTTCCAGCCCAACCAGATTAAGAGCGTTACGAACCAGAACCCTACCAGCGACCCCGACATCCGGTATTCCCTCAAGGAGTACACGGACGAGGAGAAAAAGCAGCACGTCAAGGACGCTGCTGCCTATTTTGGCCGTACCTACAAATGGGCGGAGACTGGCTACATTACCACGGACGGCAAGCGGCTGGACTTCTCCGGGCGGCATGAGGGAGGCCCAGGCGGCTACCGCACTGTGGACCACCGGGACATTCGGGACGCCCTGGGGGACGACTACGGCGGCGATGATTACAGCGGCAGCATGGTGCAGTTCATGGGTGAGGGCAACATCCGCATTTCCCCGGAGAGCGGCGGCATTAACCTTTCTGTTATGCCCACCAAAGCGCAACTCGACACGCTGTCTGACTTCATCAGCAAGCAGCGGGGCGAGGTCATCCTGGACCTGGACACTCCGGGCGGAGATACCGTCTCCAGCACGGAGTACCCCAGAGGGACCCATGCCAACAGGGTGCTGGCCGACATCAAGGCGTATTTCGAGGAGGGCAAGCAGCCCTACGTCTCCGAGGTCTCCCGCTTCCGCTATTCCCTCAAAAATGTTTCCCCCGTGAAGCCGACAAGTGACGACTGGAGGCCGGGGGCAACCTTCGACGAGGTTAAGGCCGCCCATCCGACCCTGTTTGCCCTGGACGCCGACGAGGCGGACACCCGCAACCCGACACAGATTTCCGGCACGGTCAAGAGCTACCGCAAAATTTACGACGCCCTCCAGGCGGAGAACTTCGACGGGACCATCCTGGATGCAAGCTCCGGCCTGGGCTACGGGACCAGAGCCGGGCGCGAGGAGTACGGCTTTGACGTGGACGACATCGAGCCGTTCCCGGATGCCAAGTACCAGCCGAACTACACCGATTACTCCGCCCTGGACAAGACCTACGATGTCATCATCAGCAACGCAGTCCTTAACGTCATGCCCCAGGACCTCCGCGACGCTATGGTGGTGAAAATCGGTGAAATGCTGAACCCCGGCGGGCGGGCGTTTATCAATGTGCGCGGCACGGATGTGAAGAACGCCGGAAGCAAGGTTGCCATCAACAACGATCTGATGGAGTATTTCATCTCCAATACCGGCAGCTATCAAAAGGGCTTCACGTCCAAGGAGCTGGTCTCCTACCTCAAGGACGCCCTGGGCGACGGCTTTACCGTGGAACCGACCCGGAAATTCGGCGCTGTCAGCGCCATCGTGACCCGCGATGGGGACAGGCTGTCCCTCAAGGGGCGGGACATCCTCCAGGAGAACGCGGCCTTGCAAGAGGAGAACCGGCTACTGCGGGAGCAGATGAAGGACTACATCGCCATCCAGCGCCGAAACGGGAATCTCCAGGAGAGCCGGGACTACTGGCAGGGCCAGACCCGGCGGACCCGGCGCGTGACCACGGACAAAAAGGCCGTGACCGCCGCCGCGAAACAGCTTATCCAGAACTACGGGGCCGACATCGCGGTGAAGGACATCCAGGGAGACCTCCAGAGCCTCTATGACTACATCGCCAGCGGCTACGACGGCAAGGATGAGCTGACCTACACCGAGGCCCGCCGCCGGGCGGAGGACATCGCGGAAACCCTGGTGAGCAACGCGGTGGCCGTGGACAGCGATATGTACGATGCGTACAGCGACCTGCGGGACTACCTGCGGACGACCAAGATCATCTACGGCAAGGAATACCACGGGGACATCGCGGACTATGGCGATTTCCGCAAGCGGCAGTTCGGACGGCTGAACCTGGGCAGCGAGGGCCACACCAACATCGACCAGGTGTACCAGGAGCTTTCCTCCCGCTGGCCGGAGTTTTTCAGCGAGCAGGAACAGACCCATCCGACGGACCAGCTCCTCCATATCGTGGAAGTGCTGGACGGCATCAGCGAGATCAACGAGTACAACCCCTTCTCCCGCTACATGGACCAGGCCGTGACCGGCGCGGCGAACGAGATCATGGAGACCTTCTTCGACCTGCCCCAGGCGCGAAAGACCTTTGCGGACCGGCAGGCATTGAAGCTGGAGAACGCCAAGGTCAAGGGCCGGGAGCAGGTCCAGAAGGTGCGGGAGCAGTACACCACCCGCCTGGCGGAACTGCGGGAGCAAAACCGGCAGCGGGTACAGAACGCCATCGCCAAGGAGCGGGAGGCCCGCGAGCGGCAGATGGGTGCTCTGAAAGACCGCTATGCGGCCAAGGACGCAGCGGGCCGGGAACGCCGGGCGGCCCGTGAGCTGCGGGCCAAAATCACCCGCCATGCAAGCGCTCTGTCCCAGAAGCTCCTCCGCCCCAGCGACCAGCACCACATCCCGGAGGCCATGCGCGGAAGCGTGGCCGCTATGCTGGAGAGCATCAACCAGGAGAGCCAGTACACCCTCGACGAGAACGGCAAGCGGGTGAAGGATGGCAGCGGCACCCCCACCAAGCGAACCGAGGCGTTCCGCGCCCTCAAGGAGCAGTACGCCAAAATCGTGGCCGAGGGCGGGGATATGGTCATTGACCCCTCCCTGCTGGGCAGCGACGCCGACGGCATCAAGGGCGGCTTTGATGCGGTCATCGCCATGAAGGACACCAAGCTGGCCGACATGAGCGTGGCGCAGCTTCAAACCGTGTGGCAGGTGGTCAAGGCCGTGGAGCACAGCGTGAACACGGCGGGGAAAGTCCTGTCCAAGGCCAAGTACGCCAGGACGGCGGACTGGGCGCAGGCTCTCTCCATCGGGACCAGCAGCCGCCGGGCCAAGAACAGCCTGACCCGCAACCACGCCCTCATTGACCTGGAGACCCCGTACACCTTCTTCTCCCATTACGGAGAGGCGGGCAAGGCGGTCTACCGGATGCTGCGGGACGCGCAAGACCAGCAGCAGCTCATGGTGGACCATGTGGCCGAGGAGGTCCGCAAGATCGTGGACCCCAAGACGGTGAAGAAGCTGGAGGCGACCACGCATATCTTCACCACGGAGCGAGGCGAGAAACTGACCCTTTCCACGGCCCAGGTGATGGAGCTGTACGAGCTGGTGAAGCGCAAACAGGCCCACGACCACCTGCTCAAGGGCGGCGTGGTCCAGCCAGAGATCAAAACCTCGCAAATCCGGCGCGGCACGGACAGCATCCGCCTGACGGATGGCGACCTGGCGAACATTACCGGGACGCTGACACCGGAGCAGGTGAAGATCGCAGACGGCCTGCAAGGACTGACCCGTGGCGTGCTGGCCGACTACGGCAACAAGGCCAGCATGGAAGCCTATGGTTATAAGAAGTTCACCGAGAGCGACTACTGGCCCATCAAATCGGCCAAGGAGGGCCTGCACAGCAACATCGAAAAGGGCGGCAACAACACTCGCTCCATTAAGAACATCGGTATGGCAAAGACCACGATGCCCCACGCGAGCAACGCCCTGGACCTGGCTGGTATCTTCACCACCTTTGCCAACCACGCCTCCGACATGACGGACTATGCCTCCTGGCTCTGCACGATGGAGGACATCAACCGCCTGTTCAACTACCAGTTCCGGGACGAGGAGGGCAACCCAACCGGCAAGACCATCAAGGGCCTGCTGGACCGCGTGGGCGGCCCCGGCAGTCAAAAATACTGGCACAACCTGATGGAGGACATCCAGAACGGCATCAACGCCCCCGGCGACAGCCCCATGTGGGACATCGCCGGAAAGACCATCGGCGGCTTCAAGGGCGCAGCCGTGGGCGCGAACATCCGCGTGGTCATCCAGCAGCCCACGGCGTTCTTCCGGGCGGCGGCGGTACTGGACCCCCAGGACATGGCGCGGGGCCTTGCAAGAGGCGTTACGAGGGGCAGCGGATGGAAGAAAGCCCTGCAATACTCCCCCATCGCCATGCGGAAGGATGCGGGCGGCTTCGACATCTCCAGCCCCTACAAGATGACCGAGACGCTGTTCGACAACCGGACGAACGTGCGGAAGCTGAACGACGCCCTTTCCGCCCCTGCGGGCGCGGCGGACGCCGTGACCTGGGGTAAGCTGTGGAACGCCTGCGAGTGGGCCACGGCGCGGGAACACCAGGGCCTCACCAAGGGCAGCGAGGCGTTCTACCGGCAGACGGCAAAGCTGTTCGCGGAGGTCATCGACCAGACCCAGGTGGTAGACGGCGTGCTCCAGCGGTCCAACATCATGCGCTCCAGCAACGCGGTGGTGAAGCAGGCGACCAGTTTCATGGGCGAGCCGATTATGAGCCTCAACCTGCTGATGCGGGCCTATGACCAGGTGCGCTACGAACAGAACAGCCAGAAGCGCGGCAAGGCCATCAAGACGATGGGCCGGGCGGCCACGGCCCTGGTGGTGACGAACGTGGTCAACGCTCTGGCCCAGAGCCTTATCGACGCCATGCGCGACGATGACGAAGATAAAAAATACTGGGAGCGCTTCCGGGCTGCGTTCACCGGCATCTCCGGTGACGAGGAGACGCCCTGGGAGAAAGCCTGGAACGCCATCATGGAGGGCAACGTCGGCAGCAACATGAACCCCCTGGGTCAAATCCCCTTCGTGAAGGACGCGCTGTCCATCATGCAGGGCTACGACGTGTCCCGCACGGAAATGGAGATCGTGTCCGACCTTATCCAGGCCGGACAGACGGCCATCCAGAGCGCCGACGGCCAGGGCAAGCGGACCAGGGCCTACGCCCTCAAGGGGCTGCTGGCCGCCGGTGCAAAGATGTTCGGCATCCCGGCCTCCAACCTGACGCGGGATATGTGGGGCCTGGCCCGGAGCGCGGCGGTGGAGACCGGCAACATCCCGCTCCAGTATGAGATGGAAAAGGCTATCTACAACATCTCCAACACCGGCAACAAGAACCGCTATTACGCCATTCTGTACCGGGCACTGGAGCAGGGCGACATGGACACCTACCAGCACATCAGGGACGACCTGATGAACAGCATGGGCGTGGACGGCGCAAGCATCGACAGCGCCATGCGGAGCCGCTACAACAAGGCCGTTGAGAAGGACCCGGACTACACCCTGCCCCAGAGGGCGCGGGACCTTATCGGCAGCAGGGACAAATACGCCCCGGTCAAGGAGAAGGAGGAGACCTTCGGCGCGGACGACCTGGGGAGCAGCGCCTACCGGGCATACTCCGACCAGCGGGCCAACGACTACCGCAGCATGGCCGACGACCTGGCGAGCAGCCCCATCTTCCGGGGAATGGACGACGAGACCCGCGACAAGGTGCTCAAGGCGGCCTATGATCTGGCCGACAAGAGCGCCCTGGCGGACCATTCCGACGGGCAGTACGAGGTCAGCACCAAGTGGATGGCCCAGGCCGACGACGCAGAGGCCCAGGGCATCGAACCCTGGGAGTACGTCCTGTTCCACACCGCCTACAACGAGATGGAAGGGACCAAGGACGCAGACGGTAAGACCGTGAAGGGCGAGGCCAAGAGCGACCATGTGCGGGAATGGCTGGAGGACTTCTCCGGCCTGACCGACGAGCAGCGGGCTTTCCTCTGGGGGACCGTCTACACCAGCGAATGGTAAAGAAAGACCGGGCAGCGGATCGCTGCCCGGTTTCTCTTATTTGGAGTGCCAGGTTTTCCCGGTACTCTCTTGCGTGAGTGTGAGACTGCCGCCCGTCTGGGCGGAGTATGCCTCCGCAAAATCTTCAAATGTGCTGCCGGTATATCCGGCATCTGACAAATCACTCCAGAGCCTCCAGCAGGTGCTGCCATACGCCGTCGGCCCGTATTCGCGGTCCGCTTCCTCACGCTGCGCCTCTGCCTTTTCCCTCAAGAAGCTGCTGGCAGCCCCATTCTCCCGCTCACCCATGAATGTGAGCCATTCATCATATGAGATGTCGATGCACCCGGCATCGGACAGTTTTTTCCATTCGGACCACGACGAAAATGAGGGAGCGGACGCGTTCCGCAAGCTGCTTATCTCCGCCTGGAGCTGCTTATTCTCCGCCGTCAGGTCATCCAGCGCTGCCGTGAGCACGGAGACACGGTAGCCAAGGATGCAGGTGCATACCACCAGCAAAGCAGCGGCTATGCAAAGCGGGACCACCGGAGACCGCTTTCCCGGCTTCGGTTGTTCAGTTTCAACTCCGGGCGGGGTCTGGCCCGCCTGGATGAACGGTGTGCCGCACAACTTCTTCCCAGGCTGGTGAGATAGACTTTCGCAGTCACACGGCTTTCCCTCCGGGACGAGCTGCCCACACTTCGGGCAGGTGTACCATCGTTCCTTCGGTATGGCCGGACGCATTTTCCTGCGCTGGATGGCCTTGCAAGCGGCGGCAGCGACAGCCAAGGCCGTGCCATACAGCAGGACCACAGGGAGACCGCCGAGTTGTACACCGCTCATGCTTATGGCGGTTTGCACCATCGCTGCTACGGCGACGCACACGATATAGACCAAGGCTTTCATAGGTGGACCCTCTCTTTCAAATTTTTATCTGCTTCGGGGCGAAAAGGATGCGGGGCTTTGATATGCTCAATGGGAAAGGCAGGTGATACCAATGGAGTGGAACATCATTGTGGGACTGGTTTGCACGGTGCTGGGTGCTGTCATCAGTTATGCCACCTTCTCCCGCAACAAGGGAAAAGACGACAGGAGCAACGGCCAACAGCTCGGCACCGTTTTGACAGAGCTGGGGTACATCAAGTCCAACACGGACGAGATCAAGACGGAACAGCGAGAGCAGCGCAAGACCAACACAGCGGTGGAGGGCCGTCTGGCTGCCATGGAGGCCAGCGCCAAGTCCGCACACCACCGCATTGACCGTCTGGAGGCGGTACGAGATGAAGAACATTAAGACGACCACGCGGCGGCTGTTCGTGACAACGCAGATCGCCGCGCTGGGGTGGGTCACGATGTCCTACCTCATCGCCCTGTACGCCACGGTGCGCCTGGGCCAAGTGTTCCCGGTGGTGGACCTGTCCGAGCAGGCCATCGAGACCATCCTGGGCGTGAACGTCCTCAAGGTGGTGGAGAACATCTTCGAGCACAACGACGGGGTGGTGTTCGGCAAGAGCAACGCACCGGAGAAGAAAATCAAACGAGATTGCTAAAGGAGGAAGCTGCAATGAGAAAGGCTATGCTGTCCCAGCCAATGGCTGGAAAGACCCAGGAGGAGATCACCGCCACCAGGGAGAAGGCCGTCGCCGCCCTGAAATCCAGGGGCTTCGAGGTCATCAACACGCTGTTCACCGACGAATGGTACAGCAAGGAGAAGATGGAGGAGCGCGGCGTGGTGCAAATCCCGCTGTGCTTCCTGGCAAAGTCTCTGGAGAACATGAGCCTGTGCCACGCCGCCTACTTCTGCAAAGGCTGGGAGCAGGCACGCGGCTGCAAAATCGAGCACGACGCTGCCGTGGCTTACGGCCTGGCCATCATCTACGAGGAGTAAAGGAAGGAGCACATCATGGATATTACGACCATCATTGAAGCGGCGGCTGCCCTTGTGGCTGCCGTCATCACCGCCGTGGTCATTCCCTATATCAAGAGCCGGACCACGGCCCAGCAGCAGGCGGAGATCAATGCCTGGGTGAAGATCGCTGTGACGGCGGCGGAGCAAATCTACCGTGGCAGCGGGCGCGGCGAGGAGAAGAAAGCCTACGTCCTCAACTGGCTGGCGGAGCACGGCATCACCCTGGACGAGGAACGCATCGACGCGCTCATTGAGGCCGCCGTCTACGAACTCAACCACGGCGTTCTGAAAGAAGGTGCGGGCAATGAGTAACAGCCCGCTGGTCAGCTACACCAAGCTGTCCCCAAACCATTCCGGCAAGCGCAAGCACGCCATCGACACCATCTCCATCCACTGTATGGCCGGGAACCTGTCCGTGGAGCGCTGCGGCGAACTGTTCCAGAACAAGGAACGCCAGGCCAGCAGCAACTACGGCATCGGCAGCGACGGGCGCATCGGCCTGTATGTGGACGAGGCCAACCGTTCGTGGTGTACCTCCTCCGCCAGCAACGACAACCGGGCCGTCACCATCGAGGTGGCGAACACCGTTGCCAAGGACCCGTGGCCGGTCTCCGACGCGGCCTACAAGTCCCTCATTGACCTGCTGGTGGACATCTGCCAACGCAACGGCATCCCCAAGCTGCTTTGGAAGGGAGATAAAAACCTCGTAGGTCAGGTAGACCGGCAGAACATGACCGTCCACCGCTGGTTTGCGGCGAAAGCCTGCCCTGGTGACTGGCTTTACAGCCGCCACGGCCAGATCGCCGCAGAAGTCAACAAAAGACTGGAGGCCGCAAAGGCCGGAAAGGATGAAGAAGCTATGGACACCAAACAGCTCACGAGCTGCGCCGACACCGGGGACAACCCCTCCGCCTGGGCCAAGGAGGCCACCGACTACTGCAAGCGCAAGGGTATCTTCGCCGGAGACGGTGCTGGCAACTACGGATGGCAGAAGCCCATCACCCGCGAGGCAACGGCCCAGATCATCTACAATCTGCTGGAGGTCTCCGGTATGCTGGAGAAGCTGCCGGACGTGAAGTGAGATATTCCCACTTTTTGTACCAAAACGATAAAGGTTGTAAATCTTTATTACAAAGATAGTCCTTTTCCGTGGTACTGTCAAGGTGCCAAGGAGGGGCTGCGTGTGAAGATTTACGATTTTGAGGGACAAAAGAATATCTCCGGGGACCGCATCCACCAGGTGCGGGCGACCAAACGCATCTCCCAGGCGGACCTCGCTGCGAGGATGCAGGTCAAGGGCGTGTTCATCGAGCGGGAGGCCATCAGCAAGATAGAGACCGGGGACCGCTTCGTGACGGACTACGAGCTGATGATCTTTGCCGAGGTCCTGGGCGTGACGATGGACTGGCTGACCGGAAAAGAATAAAAAATTTTGAAATCCCCCTACGGATAGTAGGGGGATTTTTGCATCTTCCGGGGCTATTGACATGGCCGAAAAAAGTGTGCTAAAGATATACAAATGCTATGCAAAAGTATTGCAAATGGAGGTTTTCCTATGCCGAGATATAAGGGCGCACACTTGACCTGGAACGACAGATTGACCATTGAAAAAATGCTCCGCGAGGGGTACAGCAAGCCGCAGATCGCCCGCTATCTGGGCGTGCATCACAGCACGGTCTACGACGAGTGCCGGAGGGGTGCGGTGGAGCTGAAACGCAGCGACCTGACCACCTATATCTCCTACTCCGCCGATGTCGCCAAGGACTACCACCTGGACCGCAAGAAGAACATGGAAAAGCCTCTGAAAATAGGCAAAGACCATCGGCTGGCCCGGTGGCTGGTCAAAACCATCTCCGAGGGGTATTCCCCGTCTGCTGCCTGTTCTATGCTGGGCAAAACGCCGGAGACCACCTTCTCCTGCACATTATGTCGTCAGACTGTGTATAAGTACATCGAGAACGGGGACTTGTGGCCCCTGACCAACAAGGAGCTGCGCTACAAGAGTGACCAGAAGCGGACCTACAACCGCGTGAAAGCGGCGAAAGCCCCCAGAGGGGACAGCATCGAGCATCGCCCGGAGCACATCAACAACCGGGAGGAGCCGGGCCACTGGGAGATGGACAGCGTAGTGGGTAAGAAGGGCACCAAGGCCGCCCTGTGCGTCCTCACCGGACGCGTGACGCGGGACGAGATCATCCGCAAGATGCACGACGACACCGCCGCCAGCGTCGTGGGCGTTCTGGACCGGCTGGAGCGCCGCATGGGGACCGCTATGTTCCGCCAGGTGTTCAAGAGCATCACCGTGGACAACGGGAGCGAATTTGCCGATTGCAAGGGCATGGAGCGCTCCTGTCTGCTGCCCGGAGAGAAGCGCACCCACGTCTACTACTGCCACCCCAGGTCCCCCGGAGAGCGCGGCAGCAACGAGAAGCAGAACCAGCTTATCCGGTGGTTTTTCCCCAAGGGCACGGACTTCCGCAAGGTGACACAAAAAGAGGTGCGCCGGGTCCAGGACTGGATAAATAATTACCCACGGTTAATCCTGGACTGGCACACCTCTGCGGAACTTTTCAACGTGTTTCTTGCAAGCCTATAAAGCCTATAAAAAATTTTTCAAAGAAATTCGGGTTTTAGTATTGACATTTGGCTTCGCAAATGCTATCGTAAAACCCGAAGGATGAAACAGTCCTTCGGGCTTTATTTTTTCCCAGGAAAGGGGGTGCGCGTGATGGCCTGCAAGTACCTGGATTTCCAGGACCGAAAGAAAATCGCAAAGATGTACCAGGAGGAAGCCCGCGTGCTGGACATCGCCTACAAAATCGGATGCCACCCCGCAACGATCTATGAGGAGCTGCGACGAGGCGACACGGGCAAGCTGGACAAGAACCAGCGCCCGGAGTATGACCCCCGCCTGGCTCAAAGGACGTTTCAAGAGGCAATCCGCCGCCGGGGCAACCGGCGGACCACCACGACCGCCGAGAGCGGCCAGTAAACCAAAGAGGAGGACAAGGACATGAAAATGAAGGACCTGGCCCTGGCACAGGTACGTCGGGGCGAACGCTTCACCCTCGACGGCGTGGAGTTTGTGAAGCTGGAGGACGACCTGGACACCGCCTTTGCGGTGGCCGCCGACACGCTGCCGGAGTGCTGCCAGTTCGAGGACGACGACGCCGAGCGGGAGGACCACAACAACTATGCGGGCAGCCTGCTTTCCAAGACCGTGGAGCGCTGGCTGCGGGACAAGCACCCGGCCATCTTCTCCGCCGTGGTGGAGCGGCCCATCGACCTGACCACCATGGACGGCATGACGGACTACGGCAAGCCCCTGGCCGTCGTGCGGGCGCTGACCATTGACGAGTACCGCAAGCACCGCAGCATCCTGCCGCTGACCTCCAAGCCCTATTGGCTGGCAACAGGCTGGACAACCAACAGCTCCCCGTACTCGAATGCCAACTACGCGTACCGCATCAACACCGGCGGCACCGTGGACCGCGACAGCGTGTACTTCGCCAGCTTCGCGCCGCGTCCCGCTTTGTATCTGAAATCCTCTATCCTTATATCGGTTGAGACCGAGGACGAGGGCAAGGCGCTGGCCGATTACAGCGACACGGACCTTATCGACGAGCTGTACCGCCGCAGGAGAAGCACCTATGACCCGGACTGAACGGCGGAGGCGGCAGCAGCGCCGCCGCAGGGCCGGGATGCAGAGAGCCGCCTGCCTGGCGCTGGCCCTTCTGGCCGTGGCTGCGGCGTTCGCCTGGAGCGGGCGTCCACAAGAGCAAGAGACCATGGAGACCGCCGCGCCGGTGACGGCAACGGCGCTTCCAGCGGAGACACCCACGCCGGAACCCATCACGCTGGAGTTTGAGGACCAGGAGGCCATCGACCCGATGGAGGCGTCCAAGGTAGCCCTGGCAAAGATGGTGTGGGGCGAGGCACGGGGCTGCTCCACCACGGAACAGGCGGCCACGATCTGGTGCGTGCTGAACCGCTACGACAGCGGGGACCGCTTCTGGGCCGACACGGTGGAGGGCATCACGACCCAGCCCTGCCAGTTCTACGGCTACGACCCCAGCAACCCGGTGGACCCGGACATCCTGGCCCTGGTGGAGGATGTGCTGGCCCGCTGGATGGCCGAGAAGGAGTGCGTAGGCAGCGTGGGCCGGGTGTTGCCGAGGGAATACCTGTACTTCACCGGAGACGGCGTACACAACTACTTCACCACGGAGTGGCAAGGCGGGCAGACCTGGGACTGGTCCCTGGAAAGCCCGTATGAGGGATAGCTGATATGGAGTTGACCCACCTTTCCCTGTTTTCCGGCATTGGCGGCCTGGACCTGGCCGCCGAGTGGGCAGGCTTCCGCACCGTGGGACAATGCGAGTGGGCCGACTACCCCACCAGGGTCCTGGAGAAACATTGGCCGGACGTTCCGCGCTGGCGGGACATTCGGACTTTGACAAAGGAGAGTTTCTGTGAACGGACCGGACTACGAACAGTTGACATTATTTCCGGCGGCTTCCCGTGCCAACCCTTCTCCAAAGCCGGACAGCGCAGAGGCAAGAGCGATGACCGCTACCTCTGGCCGGAGATGCTTAGAGTTATCAACGAGCTGCGGCCCACTTGGGTCATTGGAGAGAATGTTGCTAACATCCTCAATTTGGCGCTCGACGATGTGCTTTCTGACCTGGAAAGTAAAGGCTACACCGCACGGGCGTTTATGGTTCCAGCTCGCGGCGTCGGCGCTCCGCACCAAAGATACCGATTTGCAATCGTGGCCCACGCCGACGGCGATGGACGCGGCGGGGCTGGCCCGGCACCTGCGGAAGGACGCGACATCCACCAGGTCGTTGCTTCTATGCCAGAAGGTGGCCTACCTGGCGGGGGGGGGGTACTGGAAATCTGAACCCGGAATGGACCGAATGGTTGATGGGCTTCCCAACTGGATGGACAGAGTTAGATGCCTCGGAAACGCGGTGTGCCCGCCCCGGTTCTTCCCCTTCTTCCAACAAATCAGACTGACAGAGGAGGCAGAGCATGAACCGACTGCAAGAGCGGCGGATGGCGCTGGGTCTGACCCAGCCGCAGGTGTCCGCCAGACTGAAAGAAACGGAACCCAGGGCTGACGTGGGCATGGTGAGCCGGTATGAGAAGGGCGTATGCCTGCCGACGCCGGACCAGCTCAAGGCCCTGGAGGATGTCCTGGGAGCGCCCAGGACGGAACTCTACGACGCGGAGGACCTGGACCTGCTGGGGGCGCTGCCGACAGCAGAGAGCCGCAGCGAGGCCAGCGAGACGGAGACCGCGCCGCCCACAGCGCCCACCGGGCGCTTCCGCAAGTGTTACCGCATCAGCCGCGAGTTCGCGGCAAGCCTGCCGGACGACCTGCTCCAGGTATGCGGGTATTCGTCCTGGCAAAGCTGGCATGACGCAGCTCTCAAGCGGCTGTTAGGAGAATATGCGGCCCGGAAACGGGCCACCAAAAAGGAGGATAAAACCGCATGAGTGACCAGTTGGACAAGAAAAGCATCCTTGAGATGTCAATGGGTGCAATCCTGGAGCGCGTGGACTATGAGATGGGCAAGGTGATGGACAACATCCTGGACCCCAACACCAAGGCCACCGCCAAGCGCAAAATCTCCGTGACCCTGGAGCTTATCCCCAGCGCGGACCGCCGGACCATCACGGTGCAGAGCACGGCCAAGTGCTCCCTGACCCCGACGGACCCCGTGACCACGAGCCTCTACATCACCAACGCACCCAGCACCGGCGAGCTGCTGGTGGCCGAAATGGTGCCCCAGGTCCCCGGCCAGTTAGCCCTCGACGGTGAGGAGCAGGACCACCCCAAAATTTTGAAGTTCAAACGCCAGGCATAACGCCACGATCTGAAAGGAGTATTCATCATGCTGAAAGAATTTGCCCAGTACCTCGTGTCCCTCAAGGACAACAAGACCTACGACATCCACGGCGACACCTACTCTGACCACGACCTGGTCCGTATCAAGCCCCACATTGACCGCCCTGCCAACCTCTCCGTCTCCGGCCTGGACAGCATCGTGAAGCTGGTCCGCAACGAGTTGGATATGTTCGAGAACCTGCCCGTGTTCATCCGCGTGGACGATGCCCGCACGGTCTCCGTGTTCACCACCTACGACGACATGATGTGCCGCGACAGCCTCTATACCGCGAAATGCGACGTTCCGGGCTTCCGTGACGGCTTCCGGGAGTATGAGCAGGCCATCATTGAGCTGCGGAGCAAGTTCTCCCCCGGCCCCGGCGTGGACTACCTGCTGGACCTGCTCTCCCGCATGAGCAAGGACAGCGGCGTGACCACCCGCGACAACGGCGTGAGCCAGGAGGTCGAGGCCCGCCAGGGCGTCTCCCTCAAGGCGCTGGTGCAGGTCAAGCCCCGCGTGGCCCTGCGCCCCTTCCGCACCTTCCTGGAGGTGGAACAGCCGGAGAGCGAGTTCCTGCTGCGCCTGGACGATGACGGCAACGTGGGCCTGTTCGAGGCTGACGGCGGGATGTGGCAGCAGACGGCCAAGGCCAGCATCACGGCCTACTTCGAGGACAAGCTGGCCCAGGAGGTTAAGGACGGCAAAATCGTCGTGATGATGTGATGCAGCCGCAGGTCATCATCTGCAAGGACCGGGCGGAATGGCTGGAGGCCCGCAAGGATGGGCTGGGGGCGTCTGACGCCGCCGCCCTCCTGGGCCTCTCCCCCTGGAAAACCAACGTGCAGCTCTGGGAGGAGAAGTGCGGGCTGGTCATCCCGGAGGACATCGGGGACAAGCCCTATGTGCGCTACGGCAACGACGCGGAGCCGCTGCTGCGCTCCTTCTTCGCCCTGGACCACCCGGAATACCGGGTGAGCTTCACCCCCTACAAGATCATCAAACACCAGGACCTGCCCTTCATCACCTGCACCCCGGACGGGGAGCTGGAGGAAACCGCCACCGGGCGGCTGGGCGGCCTGGAGATCAAAACCACGGAAATCCTCTCCTCCACCGGCTGGACCCATTGGAAGGGGCGCATCCCCACGGAGTATTACGCCCAGGTGTGCCAGCAGATGCTTGCCGCCGGGTGGCAGTTCGTGGAACTGCTGGCCCAGATCAAATATACCACGGCGGAGGGCGAGGACCGGAAAGAGACCCGGCACTACAAAATCGAACGGGCGGATGCCGAGGACGACATCGCCATCATCCGGCGGGAGGCGGTCCCCTTCTGGCGCTGCGTGGAGCAGCGGCAGAAACCAAACCTCAAGCTCCCGCCTATCTGAACAGGAGGACAACATGAGCATGGAATTTGTGATGGGCAACAGCCTGGAGACTTTGCCCAAGACGATAGACTTCAACTTTGAGGAGCTGAAAGGCCAGCTTGCGGAGAGCCTGGCGCTGTACACCGGCCTGGTGGTAACAGAGGACGGCATCAAGGGTGCCAAGGAGGACCGCGCCAAGCTGAACAAGCTGCGGGAGGCCCTGGAGAACAAGCGCAAGGAGGTCAAGCGCGAGTGCATGGCCCCGTACACCGACTTCGAGGCCAAGGTGAAGGAACTGGTGGGCCTTATCGACCAGCCCATCGCCGCCATCGACGCGCAGCTCAAGGAGTACGAGGAGAAGCGCCGGGCGGACAAGCGGGCCGCTATCCTGGAAATCTACGAGGAGACCGTGGGCGAGCTGCGGGCGCTGCTCCCCTTTGAGAAGCTGTGGCAGGACACCTGGTACAACACCAGCGTGACCATGAAGAAGGTCCGGGAGGCCATCGTCGCGGCGGAGGACAAGGCCGCGTCCGATCTGGAGGTCCTGGCTACCGTGGAGAGCGAGTTTGCCGAGGCCGTCAAGATCAAGTACCTGGAGCACCTGGACCTGAACGAGGCCCTGATGGAGCGCTCCCGCCTCCAGGAGCGGGCCAAGCGCCTGCGGGAATACGAGGCCCAGCGGGCCGCCCAGGCCGCCAACCTTGCAGAGGAACAGCGCGAGGCAGAGGCGACGCGGGGCGCAGAGCAGACCCCGGACCCCGCTGCCAATGCGGCCCAGGCCGGGACCTGGGAACCCGGCGGCGTTGAGGCAGTGGAGGAGACCATCTACCTGCTGCGCTTTGAGTGCCAGGTGACAAAGGACCAGGCGGCGGAGCTTTCCCGCTGGCTGAAAGAACGGAACATTTCGTATAGGAGGATTTAATCATGGCCGTGAACAATTCTTTGCAGAGCCGCAGCGGCGGCAAGCCCAAGTTCAGCGTGGCTATCCAGACGCCGATGTACCAGAAGCTCGTGAACGACACCCTGGGAGACCCGGACCGCGCCCGGCGCTTCGTGGCTGCCATCAGCTCCGCCGTGGCCGTAAACCCGTCCCTCCAGGAGTGCGACGCCGGGACGGTGCTGACCGCCGCCCTGCTGGGTGAGAGCCTGAACCTGTCCCCCTCCCCGCAGCTCGGCCAGTATTACATGGTCCCCTACAAGGACAAGAAGCGCGGCACCGTGGCCCAGTTCCAGCTCGGCTACAAGGGCTACATCCAGCTTGCAGAGCGCAGCGGGCAATACCTGGACATCGACGCGTTCCCCGTGGTGGAGGGCGAGTACAGAGGCCGGGACCGCTTCACCCGCCGCCCCATCCTGGAGTTCCTGGAGGACGACGGAGACCGGGAGAGCCGCCCCGTGGTGGGCTACTACGCCTACTTCGAGCTGAACAACGGCTTCCGCAAGGTGCTGTACTGGAGCAAGGACAAGATGCTGGCCCACGCGGACCGCTACTCCCAGGCGTTCCACCTGGAGGCCCGCGAGGCCCAGGACCCCCGGTACAGCCGCGTGTCCTACGCCGACTTCGTGGCGGGCAACTACCCCAAGGGCGACGAGTGGAAGTATTCCTCCTTCTGGTACAAGGACTTCGACGGGATGGCCTGCAAGACGATGCTACGCCAGCTTATCAGCAAGTGGGGCATCATGTCCATTGACCTCCAGAAAGCCCTTGCAAGCGACGAGGCGGCCATCGGCACCGACGGGAGCAAGAATTACCTGGACGCACCCGAAAACGCGCCAGAGGCCCTTCCAGAGGCCAACCAGGAGACCGGGGAGGTCATTGAACCCAGCAGCAATACCGCGCCTGAGCTGCCCGACGGCATCTTCGAGGATGCAACGGGGCAGCGGGCGCTTGCGTAAGGAGGCATCCGTATGCCCAAGACCAACGAGAAAGATGCCTATTTCTTCTCCCACGACTGCAACGCCCGCAACGACCCCAAAATCCTGGCCCTCCGCTCCGTCTACGGGGCGGAGGGGTACGGGGTGTACTTCATGCTGGTGGAGATACTCCGGGAGCAGCCGGAGTACCGGCTGTCCGTGAACAAGTACATTTGGAATACGCTTGCTATGCAAATGCAGGTGGAAGCATCCCACCTGGAGCAGATCATCACAGACTGCTGCACAGAGTTTGCAGAAAACGGCAGCACGCTTTTGGTGAACGACGGCGAGTATCTTTACTCCGCTTCCCTTCTCCGACGCATGGGGAAGGTGGACGACATCTCCAACCTCCGGCGGGAGGCGGCGCAAAAACGCTGGAAAAATCAGCCTTGCAAGGCCGACGACGGCAGCGGAGCATCCACAAGTAATGCAAATGCAGAGCAAACCGATGCAAATAAAAGAAAAGCAAAGCAGAGTAAAGAAAAGCAAAGCAAAGCAGAGGAAAAGAAAACAAAGGAAACTATCTTTGCGGACTTCGCCTCCGGCGACGCTGACCTGCTTTCCGCTCTGCAAGACTTCGAGGCGATGCGGAACAGGATCAAAAAGCCAATGACGGACAAGGCCAAGAAGCGCCTGGTCACGGAACTGGAGAAGCTGGCCCCCGGAGACCGGGATGCCCAGATCGCCATTCTGCACCAGAGCGAGGACCACTGCTGGGCAGGCGTGTTCGCCCTCAAGGACGACAGGTCCTACCAGCCCAGCCGCAGCGGCAGACCCCAGCAGGCCAGCACGGGCGAGAAGATGGACGCCCTGCGAGACCTGCACGATGAGTTCAGCGGCCTATGACCAGGGCGGAAGTGACGGAAATCTTCGCGGTGCTGATGATGGCCTATCCCAACGCGGAGATGTTCAAGGCCCCGGACAAGGACAGCCTAAAGGCCAAGCTGGCCCCGACCATCACGCTCTGGACCACCTGCCTGCGGGACATCGACTTCTGGGCGGCCCAGCAGGCAGTCATCCGGGTGTGCCAGACCTGCAAATTCCCTCCGACCATCGCGGAGATGCGGGAGGCGGCGGAGACCGTTCTGCACGAGGTCAAGTCGGAAATCAACAACGCCTACCTGATGGCCCGCAGCAAGCTGCAACTGGCCCGGCTGGCTGGCCGGACGAAAGAGCAGGCGCTGGAGGGGATGCCCACCAGGACCCAGAAGGTCATCGAGGCCATGGGCGGCATCGACGCGTTCATGCCGCCGGACAAGAAATACTTCGAGATGGAGCGCTTTGAGCAAACCTACGAGACGATGCTGCGGAAGAACCCCATCGGCCTGCCGGGCAGCACGGCAGGACAGCGACAGATCACGGAATGAGCAAGGGGGCGGACAAATGGCTGGCTACTCACACAAGACCTGGGCGTGCCCGTTCTTTCACTGGGACGAGCGGCTGTGCGTCCGCTGCGAGGGCGGCTGCATGAGCTTCCCGGACCGGGAGACCCTGGCCGAGTATGCGGACCGCTACTGCGCCAACCTCCAGGACTGGAAAAGCTGCACGGTGGCCGCCAACCTGCTGAAATACTACGAGAGGACGGAGTGACATGGAAAGAAACGTCGATAAGATCAAGCGCCTGGAGCATGAGCTGGGGCGCTGGCACAAGAAGGTGGCCGACACGGCCAAGGAGAACGAGAAGCTGCGGGAGGCCCTGGCCCAGGCGGATGCCGGAAACCAGGAGACCCAGACCCTTGTGGACGCTGTGCTCACCGCTGTGGTGCTGGAGCACGGGGAGCGGGCCATGGACCCGGACGCCCCGGAGACGGCCCTGGGCTGGCGGCTGGCCGTCCCGTTCTTCTCCGTCAAGGAGATGCGGGAGAAGTACGAGATACACGCCCGGCGCGGCGAGGACGGCAAGTACATCCTGGGCGTGATGGAGCGGAGGTCCGACTTATGAGCGTGCGCCGACAGACAGCCAACCGGCTGACCCTGTTTCGCACCTGCGGAAAGCAGATCGTGACCACGGCGGACACCCCCTGGGTGCGTCAAGTGGAGCGGGACGGCAAGAAGCAGGCCACGACGTACTTCTGCTCCGAGGGCTGCTTCGCGGCCAGCTATAAGCACATCGGCTGGTTTGACGGCAAGGCCGAGGAGCGCCGGAAGCTGAAAGACCGGAACCGGGACCCGGAGAAGGAGCGGGCACGGAACCGGGCATACCAGCAGGCCCACCGGGAGGAGCTGCGGGAAAAGGCCCGGCTGCGCCGCCTGGCGCACCCCGGACAGGCCGCCGCCGACAGCGCCTACGCCCGGCGCAAGCGCAAGCTGATAGCGGAGGAGGCGCAGGCAAATGCTGGATAAGACCCCGCTGGAGATGGCCCTGGAGCGGGAGGGCCAGATCGAATACTGCGACGAGTGCGAGTATGTGCGCGTCGTTGACAACACAGTTTTCTGCGGCCTGTCCGGGAAGCTGCTGCACCCCATGATGTTTCTGCGGGGGCAGGGCTTCGGCCCGGCCCGCCGCTGCACCAAACGGAAGGAGGCACGAGAGATGGGACTGACCGCCGCAGACCTGCAACGCATGGGGCCGGAGGCACAGCGCCAGGTCATGGAGAAGCTGGGCATCGTGGGCAAGACCAAGGCCCCCAAGTACCACAACCAGCCGGACAGCCGTGGCAACCTCCGCTTCGACAGCAAGAAGGAGGCCCGCCGCTACGACGAGTTGATGCTGATGCTCAAGGCCGGGCAGATACGCAACCTGCGCCTCCAGCAGCAGTACACCCTCCAGGAAAGCTACATCACGGAGACCGGCGAGCGGGTCCGGGCCATCCACTATGTGGCCGACTTCGCCTACGAGCGCCCCACCGCGCCGGACAAGTACGGCACCGTGTTCTGGCTGCCAGTGGTGGAGGATGTCAAGAGCCGGGCCACCAAGACGGACCAGTACGAGATGAAAAAGAAGCTCCTGCGGGAACGCTTCAATCTGACTATCACGGAGGTTTGATTATGGCAAAGAAAGGCACATTCCCTGCCAACGCTATGCGGCGCGGGGAGATTTACTGGGTAGATATACCGAACGCCATCGGCCACGAGCTGATGAAGGACCGGCCCGCCATCATCGTGAGCTGCGACGCTCTGAACGACAACAGCCCCGTGGTCCAGGTAGTCTACTGCTCCGTCTCCCCCAAGAAGGAGCTGCCGGAGCACATCACCATCCGCTCCACCGAACAGATCAGCACGGCCCTGTGCGAGAACGTGTACACCGTGGACAAGAGCCGCGTGGGGCGCTTCGTTGGCCGCTGCACCCGGCGGGAGATGGAGCAGGTGGACCTCGGCCTCCTCTCCGGCCTGGGGCTGGCCCAGTACGGCCTTGCAAGCCCCCAGGAGGACGAGGAGGAGCCGGAGCCGGTACGCGGGGACACCGAGGACGGCACGGCCTCCATGGCCCTGGTAATCGCCCAGACGGAGCGGGACACCTACAAACGGATGTATGAGAGCCTGCTGGCCCGCATGACGATGGAACGGGAGGAAACGGCATGAAGCAGAATTGCGGGAGCTGCGCCTGGTACGAGGACTTCCAGGGCGTGTGCTTCAACGGAGACAGCCCACGTTGCGCGGACTTCACGGAGCCGGACACCACCTGCCCGGCATGGGAGGGCAAGGCATGAAGCTGGGCGACAAGGTGATGCGCCTGCCGGAGACATTCACCGACAGCGGCGAGGACAAGCGGAGCTTGAGGCGGCCTGTGGCGGGCCGCGTGGTGTACATCCATCCGAAGGGGCACTACCACACCGTGGAATTTGAACTGAACGGCGGTCACGTCCGGGAGAGCTTCAAGGGGGTGAGCGACTGATGACCGAACCGAAGGACCTTTGCGGCAGGTGCGCCGCGATGCTCCAGGAGGGCTACGACCTCAAACGCGTGGGCGGCGGCGTAGATCACAAAGTGACCTGCTCCCATTGCGGGCGGCGGCGCTACGGGGCCACCTACACGATAGAAAAGCACAGCAAAAGCAAAGCATAAGCATACCAGAGAGACCCTGGGCCTATGGCCTGGGGTCTCTTATCTTTTTCGTGAGGCCACGAAAATGGTCTCCCCCGCTCCAGGGAGAGAGGGAGAGGAAGGGGGGTATGGGGGGATGGTGAGGGTGAGAGGGTCCCTCGCACACGCGTGAACACCAGAATGAAAAAACATCCTCCCTTCGGGGCGAAAAAAGAAGCTGCCTTTGCTACGATGAAAGAGAAGCCAATTTTTCAGAAAGGCAGGCGGGAGCGAATGGCACAAAGTAAATACGAGACCCATGTCCTCCCCAACCTGGACAAGATCATCAAGTGGGCCAAAGCCGGGGCCACGGCAAAGGAGATCGCCGGGAAGCTGCACGTTGCCTACTCGACCTTCAAGAAATACCTGGACCTGGGGCGGAAGGGGGACGGGCGGTACACGGACCTTTCAGACGCTTTCGCGCAGGCGTGCGAGGTGCCGGACGAGCAGGTGGAGGCCGCCCTGTTCAAGCGGGCCTGCGGCTTTGAATACATCGAGACCCGCCGGGAGCAAAAGCTGGACCGGCTGGGCAACGTGGTGGAGTTGGTCACGACCATCAACAAGGTGGTCCCGCCGGACCCCACCAGCGCCATGTTCTGGCTGACCAACCGGAAGCCGGAGACGTGGAAGTACAAGCCGGAGACCCAGGACGGCGACGAGGACGAGGGCAGCGGCGTGGTGCTCCTCTCCCCCGTGATGGACAACCCAGGCCCACCGACGGAGGGAGGCGCAAACGATGGGTAAAGTCATCTGGACACCGCAGCCGCGCCAGGCGGCACTCATGGCCCGCTTTGAGGACGAGGCACTGTACGGCGGTGCAGCGGGCGGCGGTAAATCGGACTGCGCCCTGGCCGAGGCCCTGCGCCAGGTGGAGATACCGCATTACCGTGGGCTTATCCTCCGCAAGACCTTCCCGCAGCTCACGGAGCTGATGGACCGCAGCACGGAGATTTACAGGCGGGCTTACAAAAAGGCCAGGTTTAACGAGAGCAAGCACGTCTGGACCTTCCCCTCCGGGGCCAAGATTTTCTTCGGCTCTATGCAGTACACCAAGGACCGGACCAACTACCAGGGCAAGCGCTATGACTTCATCGACTTTGACGAGCTGACGCAATTTCTCTGGGAGGAGTACAGCTATCTGTTCTCCCGAAACCGCCCCAACGGGCCGGGGACCCGCTGCTACATCCGAGCGCAGGCCAACCCCGGCGGCGTGGGCCACGGCTGGGTGAAGGAGCGCTTCATCACGGCGGCCCAGCCCATGCAAACGATCTGGGAGCAGTTCAAGGTCCGCTTCCCTGACGGCCACGAGGAGACGCGCTGGAAGTCCCGCATCTTCGTGCCGTCCTCCGTGTTTGACAACAAGATACTGCTTGCCAACAACCCGGACTACCTCACCAGCCTGGCCTCCATGCCGGAGCAGGAGCGCAAGGCGCTGCTGTACGGCGACTGGGACACCTTCGCAGGCCAGGTATTCACGGAGTGGCGCAACGACAGCGACCACTACACGGACCGCATCAACACCCACGTCATCTCCCCCTTCAAGGTCCCGCAGGACTGGGCCATCTGGTGCGGCCTGGACTGGGGCTACTCCAGGCCCTTCTCCGTGGGCTGGTACGCCGTGGACCGGGACCGGCGGCTCTACCGCATCCGGGAGTATTACGGCTGCACCGGCACCCCCAACACCGGCGTGAAGATGGAACCGTCCGAGGTGGCGCGGGAGATACGGCGCATTGAGGCCGAGGACCCCAACCTCAAGGACCGGCGCATCAACCGCGTGGGAGACCCGGCTATCTGGGGCAGCGACGGCACTGAGAGCATCGGCGCTCTGATGGAGCGGCAGCGGGTGTACTTCGAGCGCGGCGACCACGCCCGCATCGACGGCAAGATGCAGGTGCATCACCGCCTCGCCTTTGACGAGGAGGGAATCCCCATGCTGTATGTGTTCAACACCTGCAAGCACTTCATCCGCACGGTCCCCAACCTGGTCTACGACGAGAAGAACGTGGAGGACATCAACACCGAGGGCGAGGACCACATCTACGACGAGCTGCGCTACGTCTGCATGAAAAACCCGATAGCACCCAGGCGGAACAAGCCCCCCGCCCTGGTGGTATATGACCCGCTGGACCTGGGACAGGACCAGCAGTATGACCGTTACGATTTTTACAGGAGGTATTGATTTATGGCACTTTTCGGACGGAAGAACGAGCAGGACACGACCCTGGGCAAGCCCCCGATGGGCTGGGGCGTCCCCGGCGTGCAGAAGGACGAGAGCGTGGACCCGGAGATGGAGGCCATGCTGCTGACGGCCCCCGCCGGGCAGCGGCGCATCGGCAGAGCGGAGATCGCGGAGGCAATCAGCATCCTGACCCGCTACAAGCAGGGCAAGGCCAGCCTGGAGGAGCGCGTGGTCCAGGATGAGCTATGGTGGGAGCTGCGCCATTGGGAGGCCATCCGCAAGGGCAAGCAGCGCACGGACAACCCGGAGTACAGAGGGCCGGAGCCGTCCTCTGCCTGGCTGTTCAACGCTATTCTCAATAAGCACGCGGACGCCATGGACAACTACCCGGAGCCGGTGGTCCTCCCCCGCGAGCGCAGCGACGAGGAGAGCGCCAAGGTGCTGTCCTCCGTGCTGCCGGTCATCCTGGAGTACAACGACTACGAGCAGACCTACTCTGACAACTGGTGGGAGAAGCTGAAACACGGCACGGCAGCCTATGGCGTGTTCTGGAACAGCGCCAAGGAGAACGGCCTGGGTGACGTGGACATCCGGGAGATTGACCTGCTAAAGCTGTTTTGGGAGCCGGGCGTGACCGACATCCAGAAGTCCCGCAACCTGTTCATCGTGGACCTGGTGGACGAGGACCTGCTGGAGCAGCAGTACCCGGAGCACAAGGGCCATTTGAGCGGCGGGGCCGTGGATGTGAAGCAGTATATCTACGATGACACCATCGACACCAGCAACAAAAGCGTGGTGGTGGACTGGTACTACAAGACGACATCTGCCAGCGGCAAGACGCTGCTGCACTACGCCAAGTTCGTGGGCGAGACCCTGCTGTTCGCCAGCGAGAACGACCCCAACTACCGGGACACGGGCTGGTACGACCACGGCCTCTACCCCGTCGTGCTGGATGTGATGTTCCCGGAAAAAGGCACGCCGGTGGGCTTCGGCTACGTCGCCATCTGCAAGGACCCGCAGCTCTACATCGACAAGCTGTCCTCCAACATCCTGGAAAACAGCATGATGACCACCAAGAAGCGTTTCTTCGTCAGCGACAGCACGGGCATCAACGAGGAGGAGTTCCTGGACTGGAGCAAGCCCCTGGTCCACGTCCAGGGTGAGCTTGACGACAGGCGTATCAAGGAGATTGTCACCAACCCGCTGGACGACATCTATGTGACCGTGGCGCAAATGAAAATCGAGGAGATGAAGGACACGGCGGCCAACCGCGACGTGAACAGCGGCAGCGCCGGGTCCGGCGTCACCGCCGCCGCTGCCATCGCCGCCCTCCAGGAGGCGGGCAACAAGGCCAGCCGGGACATGATCTCCGCCAGCTACCGCACCCACGTCAAAATCAATTCGATGTGCATTGAGCTTATCCGGCAGTTCTACGACGAGACCCGCTCGTTCCGCATCACGGGCCAGACGCCTGGCAGCTACCAGTTCATCGACATGAACAACGCGGGCATCAAGGAGCAGGAAGTGGGCCAGACCTCCGACGGCCTCCCCCTCTACCGCAAGCCCATCTTCGACCTGAAAATCAAGGCCCAGAAGAAAAACCCCTTCTCCCGCATGGAGCAGAACGAGCGGGCCAAGGAGCTGTACGGCCTGGGCTTCTTTAACCCGGAGCGGGCGCAGGAGGCGCTGGGCGCTCTGGAAATGATGGAGTTTGAGGGCATCGACAAGGTGAAGGAGCAGGTGCAGAACGGCCAGACCCTTCTCAATATCTGCCAGCAGATGTCCCAGCAGCTCGACCAGATGGCCCTTATCATCCAGACCCTCACGGGCAAGGACATGGGCATTGGAGCGGCGCAGCCTACCGGCGGCGGCCAGCGAGGCCAGGCGGCAGGCCCCGTGCCCTCCAGTGAGAAGGACAGCCTTGCAAGCGGCATCATGGAGGCCCAGCATCCCATGACCGGCTACGGGGAGCGGCTGGCGAAGCGCAGCACCCCCAGCATGGGCAACGAATGACGGGAGGCGACGTGTTATGACCCAGGTTTATGCCGAACGGGACGGCCAGCGCTGCATCCTCTCTGCCCAGGGCCACGCCACCGGCAGCGTAGAGGCGTGCGCGGCGGTGTCCGGCATCCTTTACGCCCTGGCCGGATATGTGACCAACGCCATGCGGGAACGCTATGTGGAGGTCTACACCTGGCGGATGGAGAGCGGCGATGTGCAGCTCGACTTCAACGGGGACGACGGCACTGCGGCGGCCTTTGAGATGGCTGTCATCGGCCTTGCCCAGGTGGCCCAGGCCCACCCGGAGCAGGTCCAGGTGGAGTGCCGGGAAGAAAAATAAAAATTTTTTCCGAGTTCGGGGCGAAAAGCGGAAAAGCATTTGATACGCTTATACTGTCCTCCTGCTTCACACCATGCGGGGCGGCGGTCACGGTGGGGACCGGGCCGCTGCCCTGGTGAAGTCAGGGACCGATGCACGGGGGCGATACACCCGCGACGAAAAAGGAGGCAATCCTATGAACTTCAAGCATTTGCTGGACATCCGGCTGAACCTGTTCGACGGCGGCGGTGCCGCAGGCGGAGCAGGCGCAGGGGCGGCGGCCTCTGGCGACGGAGCACCCGGCACACAGGGCGAGACCCAGGCATCCCCCGCATCCACCCGGCGGGGAAAATCGGGCGAATACCAGAATGTCATCTTCGGGAAGCAGGCCAAACCGGCGGAGGCTGGCGAGGGCGGAGACCCGGAGGGACAGCAGCGGTCCTCCGACGCCGGGAGCGACAACAAACCGGACGCGAGCACCACGTCCAATACTCTGGAGGCCAAACGCAGGGCTTTCCAGGACCTTGTGAACGGTGAGTACAAGGACATCTACACCGAGGAGACCCAGCGCATCATCGACCGGCGCTTCCGGGAGACCAGAAACCTGGAGCAGCAGGTGGGCCAGTATCAGCCTGTCATTGATATGCTGATGCAGCGCTACCAGATCGGCGACGGCGACATGGGCAAGCTGTCCCAGGCCATCGAAAACGATGACGCATACTGGTCCGAGGCCGCCGAGGAGGCGGGGATGTCCGTTGAGCAGTACAAGCAGTTCCAGAAGCTCCAGCGGGAGAACGAGGCGCTTTTGCGCCAGCAGCGCCAGCGGCAGAACGACCAGCGGGCGCAGCAGCAGCTCCAGCAGTGGTACGGCGAGGCCGAACAGGTCAAGGGGCTGTACCCCAGCTTCGACCTCAACGCGGAGGTCAAGAACCCCCAGTTCCTCTCCATGCTCCGGGCGGGCGTTCCCGTCCAGCACGCTTATGAAGTGGTCCACATGGACCAGATCAAGGCGGGCGTGGCCGCTATGCAGGCCAAGGCTACGGAGAAGCAGGTGGTGGACGGCATCCGCGCCAAGGGCGCAAGGCCCCAGGAAAACGGCACGACCTCCCAGGGTGCATTTATCGTGAAGGATGACGTTTCCAAGCTGTCCAAGAGGGACCGCGCGGAGATCATCCGCAGAGCTGCACGGGGAGAGCACATCGAGTTTTAAGCCTCTCCCCAGAAGGGAGATTTTAACATGAACACCATCCGCAAATTCATTCTGCTGCCCGTCGTGCTGAACCTGTTTGATGCAGTCATCAACAAGACGACCAGCGCAACCACCGGGAACGACCTTTCCGGCGAGATGAAAACCTTCTACTCCGACTATCTCATTGATATGGCGGAGCCGCTGCTGGTCCATGACCAGTTCGGACAGAAGCATCCCATCCCCAAGAATGGCGGTAAGACCATTGAGTTCCGCAAGTATGACCCCCTGCCCAAGGCCACCACGGCCCTGACCGAAGGTGTGACCCCCGAAGGTCAGAAGCTCAACATGGGCGTCATCACCGCGACTGTGGCGCAGTACGGCGGCTTCATCGAGCTGTCCGATATGCTGCTGCTTTCCGCCATCGACAACAACCTGGTGCAGGCCACCAAGCTGCTGGGCAGCCAGGCGGGCCGCACCCTGGACACCATCACCCGCGAGGTGCTGAACGGCGGCACCAACGTGCAGTACGCCGAGGGCCAGGTGGACAGCCGCGCCAACCTGTGCGGCGGCAGCAAGACCGACAGCGAGAACCACTACCTGACCGTGGACGCCGTGCGCCGCGCTGTCCGTTACCTCAAGGTGATGAACGCGCCCAAGATCAACGGCTACTACGCGGGCATCATCCACCCGGATTGCTCCTACGACCTTATGAGTGACCCCAAGTGGGTGAACGTCAAGACCTACTCCGACCCCGACGGCATCTACGAGGGCGAGATCGGACGCATCGAGGGCGTCCGCTTCGTGGAGACCAGCGAGGCCAAGGTCTTTACCCACGCGGGCAAGGACTACGAGACCGGCACCTCCTCCGGCGGCACCGTCACCCCCAAGGCATCCGCCCGTGACGTGTACTCCACCCTCATTCTGGGTGCGGACGCCTACGGCGTGACCGAGATCACCGGCGGCGGTCTCCAGCACATCGTGAAGCAGCTCGGCTCTGCCGGTACTGCCGACCCCCTGGACCAGCGCGCCACCGCAGGCTGGAAAGCCACCAAGGTGGCCGAGCGCCTGGTGGAGGCGTACATGGTCCGTATCGAGACCTGCTCCACCTTCAACAGCTAATCACCGGGGCCGCCTGCTTTACGGCGGGCGGCCCCACATTCTGACCAACAGGAGGTATTTACACTATGGCTGCCAAGAAAGAAGCTGCTGCCAATGAGCAGCAGGTCACCACGCAGGCTACCCCCGCCGCCGAGGCGGAGGACATCATCGCCAAGGCCAAGGCGGAAGCTGCTGCCATTGTGGCAGAGGCCCAGGCCAAAGCCAAGGAGACCCTGGAGGCGGCAAAAGAGACCGCCCCCGCCGCGCCCAAGCCGAACGACCTTGTGCCCATCCGTCTGTTCAAGGACAACGACAAGTACAAGGATGACGTTTTTGTGGCCGTCAATGGCCGCAGCTTCCAGATCAAGCGCGGCGAGACCGTGCAGGTGCCCGCCTATGTGGCGGAGGTCCTGGAGCAGAGCATGGCCCAGGACAACGCCACCGCAAACCTCATTGAGCGCGAGAGCAGCGCCTACGCTGCCGAGGCCAAGGCCCGCAACATCTAACTGAACAGGCACACCGCGAGACCCTAAAAGCGGCTGCGACACGGCGCGGCGAGGTATGGAGGGACCGACCCTTCCGCCCCGCCGCGCCTTTTATCATACAGAAAGGAGGTAGACCCCCTATGGACAGGACCATCAATGTGACCGTGACCGGCGAATTTGTCCGCAAGGACAGCAAGAACGCGGGAGTGCAGGGCGAGGCCAATGTGACCGGCCTGCACATCGTTATGAGCGATGACTGGGAGGCGTTCTCCAAGCGCATCATCTGGCGCAACGCCCTGGGTGAAAGCCCCGTGGCGGTGCTGCTGTACAACAGCGTGGAGGACCTGGTGGCAAAGAAGGACCCGCTGACCTTCGACACGGCCATTCCGGCGGAGCCGCTGGCCCTGGAGGGCTGGTGCAGCTTTACCATTGAGGGCTTCCGGGAGAGCGACCCCACCGCCGTTGCCATCACGGTGACGGACCATCTGCTGGTGAAGCCGAACGACGCCTACACCACGCCGAAAGAGCCGACGCCCACCCAGGCGCAGCAGCTCCAGACCCAGATCAACGGCATTGTACCCCAGGTGAGCACCCTGGTGGGAAACGCCATTGAGGCGCTGGAGCAGGCCGAGGAGGCCGTGAAGGTGTGGGAAGCCTATGACAGCGCAAAGACCTATCTGCCCCTCCAGAAGGTGAGCAGGCTGGGCAGCTCCTACATCTGCAAGGCAGCGTGCAAGGGCGTGGCCCCGGAGCTGGACGTGGCCGGAGGCGTGGAGGGTGCCCACTGGCTGCTTATCGCCTCCAAGGGCGACCAGGGAGAACAGGGCGCAGAGGGACCACAGGGCAAGACCGGCAAGCAGGGCATCCAGGGCGAGCGCGGACTGACCGGCGAGCGCGGCGTCCAGGGCATCCAAGGCATCCAGGGACCCCAGGGCGTTCAAGGCGCTGCTGGCCCGGTTGGACCCACGGGACCGGAAGGACCCCAGGGCGTGCAGGGGCCGCAAGGACCGCGCGGCATCGACGGCGTGGCCGTGCAGACGGCTGGCATGGTCAATTTCAGCGTGACCGACGAGGGGCATCTGCTGTGTACCTACACCGGCAACGAGGCCCCGGACTATTACATCAACGATGCAGGGCATCTATGCCTAAACATCTGACGGAAGGAGGAACCATCTATGCCTACCATTGATCTGGGCAAGGTTGTGGGTCCGCAAGGACCCCAGGGCGTGCAGGGCGCAAGAGGCCCGCAGGGCGCGACCGGCGCTCAAGGCCCGCAGGGAGAGCAGGGCATCCAGGGACCCCAGGGTGAGACCGGGGCCAAGGGCGCGACCGGCGC